GTGCGGCGGGCGGTGGCGGAGCTGGAGGGGGCGGGGCTGGTGCGTCGCGTGGTGCACGGCGGCAAGCGCCACACCAACGCCTACCGGCTCGAATTCGCGGCCATGGCGAGCCTGGCGCCGGAGCTCGCGACGGCCCGCAAGATGAACGAGGCGGACTCTGGTGCCGCCGCGACCCGGACTCACCCGGACAAAAATGTCCGCCAAAACAAGATAGAGATTCATACATCCAGTTCTGTTGAGAGACCGGTGTCGCGCGCGGCGCGGCAGCCGGACCGCCGGCAGGGCTCGTTCCTGCTGCCCATCCCTGGCAAGGCCAGCGTGGCGGAGAACGCCGCCCAGTCGCGGCTGTGGTCGGACCTGCACCGCCATTTCCAGCCGCACGGGCCCAAAGCACTCGAAGCGGCGACGCTCCGGCTGATGGATGGTGGCCTCGCCGAGAAAGCAACGGCTGCGGAGCAATCCAAGCGCGGCGAGGGGTTGCGGGTGGTTCTTGATGTTCTACGAGAGGCGGGGTGACGGGCGATGGCATCGAAAACCGGAAAGAAGCGCATGAGCTATGACGAGGCGGCGGCGGCGCTGCCCGACGCCCTGGCTCAGCTGGAAGCGGCCGCTGGGGAATATTCCCAGCGATCGGTGGAGATCCTCGCGCCATACCGGGCGGCGCTCGCGGCATTGCGCGAAGCGGAGCGGAAGCTGGCGATTGCCGCGCAGCCGGTCGCGGCGGCGAAAGAGCGGGTGAACCGGCTGAAGCTGATCGTCGATCGCGGTCCCAAGGCGGTTCCGCTCGAAGTGGTAGAGGTCGACAACCCGCTGCGCGCCGACGAACTGGTGGCGGCTGAACTCGAGGCAGGCGACGAGCGGCTGTCGAGCCGCATCAAGGTCGACGTGCGGATGTCCGCTCTCGTCGGTGGGCTCTGCCGTGTCGAGGGCGTGACGGACTTCCAGCGGGCGGCGGCCGGACGGTTCAGGACGCTGTGGGAGCTGAGCCAGATCGGCGGCGCCAGGGCGATCGACTACACGTCGGTGCGTGTCGACACTTCGGGAGGCCCGGCGGACCGCGTGCTGACAAGCGGGGAGGATGCACGACGCGAGTACGCCCAGGCCGTGCAGCTGATGGGCATGGTGAAGTCGAATCTGGTGGAGCGTGTGGTCTGCGACGAGATGGGTATCCGCGAACTGGCGCGGCACCTCGGTCGCGCCGATGGCGGCAAGGCCCGGCAAGCCCTGTTGCGCGAGGTGTTGGAGGGCGTGGACGTGCTGGTGAAGTACTTCCATATGGGCCCGGCGCAGGGCAGGGCGCGGCTCGTCGCCGAGGGCGAGCGGCTGCCGCTGCCGACGCAGCGCACCGAGGTGATCTACGATCGCGGTGCAGAGGGGACCAAAGCGGCTTGACCGCGCGGGACCGAATCTGAGACGAAATCGGCATGTTGGCGAAGCACGCCAGCGAGCACGCCCCGGCCCAGAGCTGGGGCGTTTGCGTTTCGCGACCCCTGCACAACCCGGAGACTTCCATGGACCGCATTGCGAGCCTGCTGTTTTCTGTCATTTCGTTGTTCTTCAGCGCCGCTGCCGCCCTCGGCGCCGTCGTCGCAGATCTCGTCAGCTGGGACTATCCGCCCGGCATCTTCGACCCTGCCACCGGCTTCGATGCCGACCAGCTGCAGCGCGTCGCCAAGATGCAGGTTGATGACAGCGGCGCAGCCGCCGGTGCGATGTTCTCGGAGCGGGCGCACAACCACCAGCTGTTCATCGGCGATGGCTTCACCAACATGGGCCGAGCGGCGCTGCCGATCTAGCTCTGACCCAGAGGTCCAACGGTCCTGCCTCAGGGCAGGGCCGCTTGACCAAGGATGCCGAGGCATCCGTGGTGAGGCGGTGGGATGGGCAGACTGAAAGCAGCGCCACTCGGGCCAGCCATGATCGGCGCCAGGCTGAAGCTGCCACCCAAGATCGCCGAAAGCTTCTACAACTCGAAGGAATGGCGGCAACTGGTCGCCAGCATCAAGCGCAGGCGCGGCAACTGGTGCCATCGCTGCGGGTCAACGCACCGAGTAATCGGTGACCACATCATCGAACGCAGGGACGGCGGCGCGGAGCTCGATGAGAGCAACGTCGAACTGCTCTGCCAGAGATGCCATCAGAGGAAGACAGCCGACGCGCGGCGCAAGCGGGCGCGTGGACAGACATAGGGGGAGGGGGAGGTCAAATCTCTGCCAGACCCCTTCCCGTCCGCACCGGCAGCTGCCTCACGCGGAGGTTTTTTGTTTGTGAGCGAGAATTTGGACCTGCTTGGTGATCCGATCCCAGAGGGGTTCGGGCGACGCGGGCGGCCTCCGCATGTGCCGAACGACGAAAAGCGCAGGCTTGTCATACAGTTACTGGCTTTCGACTGGTCGCCGGAGCGGATCTCTGCGGCGCTGAGCATCACGCCGCCAACGCTGCGCAAGCATTATTTTCGCGAGCTCCGTGTGAAGGCCGAGGCCCGGTCGCGGGTCGAGGCGAGGCTTCTCGGCGCGCTGATGGCGGAGGCCGAAGCCGGGAACGTCACGGCGATCGACAAGTACTTCAAGCGCTTCGACCGGTTCGACATCGCGCATGCGCCGAAGCCGGAAAAGGAAGAGAAGGTCGGCAAGAAGGAACAGGCCAGGCGCGATGCCAGGTCGCAGCCCGAGAGCAGCTGGTCGACGCTGCTGCCGAACTGATGTGGGACTTCTCCTGTCCCGACTGGGTCGATCGCCTGCGCGATGGCCGTTCGCTGCTGCCGGAGCTGCCGCTCGACGAGGCCGCCGCTGCCCGGGCCGTGGCGATCTTCGACAAGTTGCGCCTGCCTGACGTTGCAGGCACGCCTTCGATGGCGGACGCCGCAGGCGACTGGGTTCGCGATATCGTCCGCGCCCTGTTCGGATCCATGGATAGCGGCGGGCGCCGTCAGGTGAAGGAACTGTTCGGCCTCGTGCCGAAGAAGAACAGCAAGACGACGAGCGGCGCCGGCATCATGCTGACCGCATTGCTGATGAACGAACGGCCACGCGCCGAGGGCCTGCTGATCGGGCCGACACAGGAGATCGCCGATCTCAGCTTCGCCCAGGCCTCGGGCATGATTGCCGAGGATCCTGAAGGCTACCTGCAGAAGCGCTTCGCGGTTCGGGACCACATCAAGACGATCGAGGACCTGAAGAACGGCTCGTCGCTGAAGATCAAGACCTTCGACATGCGGGTGATGACCGGGTCGAAGCCGACCTGGGTGCTGGTCGACGAACTGCACGTGATGAGCTCGGTGAGCTATGCCTCGCGCGTCATCGGGCAGATTCGCGGCGGTCTCCTTCCGCGTCCGGACGGGTTCCTGCTGTTCATCACGACGCAGAGCGATTTGCCGCCTGCCGGCGTGTTCCGCGCCGAGCTGCAACTGGCGCGCGGGATTCGTGACGGAAGGATCAAGGGCAAGGGCGCTTCGATGCTGCCGGTGCTCTACGAGTTTCCGGAAAGCATGCAGACCGGCAAGGAACGGCCGTGGGAGGACCCGGCGTTCTGGCACATGGTCAATCCGAACCTCGGTCTCTCGATCTCGCTCGATGCGCTCGAAATCGACTATGCGCAGGCGCGGGAGAAAGGCGAGGAAGAGATCCGACGCTGGGCCAGCCAGCACCTCAACGTGGAGATCGGCCTCGCGCTGCACAGCGACCGCTGGCGCGGAGCAGACTTCTGGGAATCGGCGGGCGAGCCTGAGCGGTGTGGCTCCCTCGAGGCGCTCCTCACGCGCGTCGAGGTCGCGACGATCGGCATCGACGGCGGCGGCCTCGACGACCTGCTCGGTCTTAACGTCACCGGGCGCGACAAGGAAACCAACCAGTGGCTGAGCTGGTACCACGCGTGGGCTCAGGATGACGTATTCGACCGGCGCAAGGAAATCGTCGAGACGCTGCAGGACTTCGTCCGCCAGGGCGACCTGACGATCTGCGAATACCCGACGCAGGACATCGAGGAAGTCGCCGACCTGGTGCAGCAGGTGTTCGAGGCCGGACTGCTGCCAGAGAAATACGGCGTCGGGCTTGACCCGGTCGGCGTTGCTGCCCTGGTCGACGAGCTCGCGGCGCGCGGCATCGACACCGACGAAAACGGCGGCCCGGTGACCGGCGTGTCGCAGGGGTTCCGGTTGTCCTCGGCGATCTGGGGCATGGAACGCAAGCTGAAGGACGGGACGTTGAAGCACAGCGGCTCGCCGATGATGGCCTGGTGCGTGGGCAATGCGAAAGCGGAACAACGGGGGAATGCCGTGCTGATCACGAAGCAGGCCGCCGGCAAGGCTAAGATCGACCCACTGATCGCCGGGTTTAACGCATTCTACCTGATGAGCCGCAACCCCGTTGCGGCAACTACCAAGTCGTTCTGGGAAGCCGCCTGATGGCTGGGTGGCGAAGCCGCGTTGCCGGGTGGCTCGGGATCAAGAGCGATGACCCGACGTTGCGCGAGGCGGCGTTGCGTGGCGGGTTGCCGGTGGCGCGCTCTGGAGCCCGCGTGACGGCCGAGACGGCGCTCTACGTGTCGACTGTGCTGGCCTGCGCTCGGGTCTATATGAACGGCACCGCCCAGGTTCCGTTTCGCCTGATGCAGGTGACCGGCAGCAAGAGGATGCCGGCAGCGGACAAGCCGCTGGCGAAGCTGCTCACCCGCAGGCCTAACCCGTGGCAGACGAGCTACGAGTTCCGCGAGACCATCACGCTGCACGCGATGCTCGCGGGCAACGCCTATGTATTCGTCAACCGGGTGGGCATGGCGCGAGAGATCCGCGAGTTGATTCCGCTCGAGCCGAAGCGCGTCGAGGTGAAGCGCCGGCCGGACCTGGCTCTCGAATACAAGGTCAGCAACGAAAACGGCGCGTCGCAGGTCTTTGGGTCCGATGCCATCTGGCACATCCGCGGCCCATCGTGGAACTCCTGGCTTGGGCTGGAGATCATCAAGCTGGCTCGGGAGGCGGTTGGCCTCGCCATCACCCTGGAGCAGGCACAGTCCGAGTTCCAGAAGAACGGCGCCCAGACCAGTGGCGTGCTCGCGACCAAGGACAAGCTGTCGCCGGAGCGGTTCGATTTTCTTTCGGCATGGATCGACAAGCACCTGCCGGGTGGCGAACGCTTCGGCAAGCCGATGATCGTCGACAACGAAGCCGAATATATGAACCGGTCGTTCTCGGCGGTCGATCAGCAGCTCGTCGAAAGCCGCAAGATGCAGATCGAGGAGATCTGTCGCGAGTTCGGCGTGATGCCGATCATGGTCGGCTACTCCGACAAGGCCGCCACCTACGCGAGCGCGGAGCAGATGTTCCTCGCTCACGTCGTTCACACCCTTTCGCCCTGGTACAAGCGGCTCGAGGAAAGTGCCGACGCCAACCTCCTCACCGACGAGGATCGTGACGCCGGCTACTACACAAAGTTTTTCCCGAACGCGCTGATGCGTGGCGCTGCCAAGGACCGGGCCGAATTCTACAAGGCCGCCCTCGGCGACACCCAGCGACCTGGCTGGATGGTCAAGAACGAAGTGCGCGAGTTCGAGGACCTCAACCCCGTCGATGGCGGCGACGAGTTCCCGCCGCTGATCACCAAGCCCACACCCGCCGCTCCGACCGGAGGCCCCGATGCTTAACACCTATTTCGCGCCGCTCGAGGTGAAGTTCGCCGACGACGGCGGCAAGGCCGGCTCGTTCGAGGGCTATGGCGCGGTGTTCGGCAATGTCGACGCCTATGGCGACGTGATCCAGAAAGGCGCGTTCAAGGACACGCTGCGCGACTGGAAGAAGACCAAGAAGCTGCCGCCGATGCTGTCGCAGCACGGCGGCTGGATGATGAGCCCCGACGATGTCATCCCGATCGGTGCATGGGACGAAATGTCCGAAGACGACACCGGCCTCTATGTGAAGGGCCGGCTCATCAATCTCGACACTGAGCGCGGCAAGAGCATCTACGGCGCGATGAAGGAAGGCGTGCTCGACGGCATGTCGATCGGCTACCGCGCCAAGGAGTTCGCAATCGGCACCAAGGAGGGCGAGCCGCGGCGCACCCTCAAGAAGATCGACCTGTTTGAAGTGTCGGTCGTCACCTTCCCCGCCAATGGGTCCGCGCGCGTTGCGTCGGTGAAGTCGATGCGCGACATGACCATTGATGATTTCCGCGAGATTGAGGCCACCCTTCGGATGAAGGGCCTCTCGCGTTCGGATGCCGCGACGGCGATCCATGGCCTCAAAGGCTGGCTGCAGCGTGATGCTGCGGCACCGGGAACAGACCCTCGCGATGAGGGGACTGCGGAGCGCCTGGCGGCTTTGGTCCGCCGGAACATCGCAACCCTCTCAGCATAAGGGGACTTCAATGTCCGATAACCTGGAAGCCCTGCTCGAACAGCAGGGTAAGGCCTTCGATGCCTTCAAGTCGACCGTCGAAACCGAGCTCAAGTCGAAGCTCGGCAAGGATGATCCGCTCGTCACCGACAAGCTCAGCAAGATCGAGAAGTCTCTCGATGACGCCGTCGAGGCCAAGGCGGCTATCGACGCCGCGATCAAGGCCGAGAAGAAGGAGCGCGAGGCGCTCGAAGCGCGCATCAACCGCGAAGGCATCAAGGGTAACAACCTCGACGCCGCCAAGCGCGAGCTGGAGATCAAGGACTTCAACGTTATGCTGGCGTCCGTCGCGGCCGACCGCAAGCAGCAGTTCGCGCCGCTCGATGCCGCCGGTTACGACGCCTACAAGGCGGCCTATGGCAACTTCCTGCGCAAGAACGAGCGGCTGCTGACGCCGGATGAACTGAAGACCCTGTCGGTCGGCTCCGACCCGGACGGCGGCTACTTCGTTACCCCCGACATCAGTGGGCGTATCGTCAAGAAGGTCTACGAGACCTCCCCGGTTCGCCAGTATGCAAGCGCGCAGACCATCTCCACCGACGCCCTCGAAGGCATCGAGGACAATGGCGAGGCGGGTGCTGGTTATGCCGGCGAGCACGGCACCTCGGGTAACACCACCACGCCGCAGGTCGGCAAGTGGAAGATCCCGGTGTTCTGGATCGACACCGAGCCCAAGGCCACCCAGCAGCTGCTGGATGACGCCTCGGTCGATGTCGAAGCCTGGCTGGCCGACAAGGTGTCGAACAAGTTCTCCCGTTTCGAGAACGCCGAGTTCGTCACCGGTGCGGCCAACAAGATCCTCGGCTTTATCAGCGGCTACTCGGTGGCCGCCGATTCCGGCTCCGGTGTCACCTGGGGTTCGATCGGCTACCTCGCGACCGGCGTTTCGGCGGACTTTGCCGCCTCGGCCAAGGGCGACAAGCTGATCGATCTGATGGGGCTGCTCAAGAACGAGTACCTCACCGGCGCCGCCTGGTTCACCCGCCGCTCGATCATCACCGACATCCGCAAGTTCAAGGACGGCCAGAACAACTACCTCTGGCAGCCCTCCTTCGTCGCTGGCCAGCCTGAGACCATCATGGGCTACCCGGTGGCGCGGATGGAGGACATTCCTGTCAAGGCGGCCGACAGCTACTCGCTGGCCTTCGGCAACCTCAAGGAGGCCTACCAGATCGTCGACCGCACCGGCATCCGCGTGCTGCGCGATCCCTACACCGCCAAGCCCTACGTCAAGTTCTACACCACCAAGCGCGTCGGCGGCGGCATCGTGAACTTCGAGGCGATCAAGCTGCTCAAGTTCGGCACCTCGTAACGCCCGCGACCCCGGCGGCGCCGCCGCCGGGCACTCCCTCCATCCCAATCGAAAAGGAACGCTCCCATGCGTGACATCATGGATCGGGTGCACGTCGCTCCGGCTTTCGCGCCGAAGGCGGCTGTCACCGATAACACCGCGCAGGTGTCCACCGCTGCAGACCTCAAGGGCTATCAGAGCTGCATGCTGGCCTACATCCTGGGCACCAACGCCGACGCCGACATGACCTACACGCTGCTCATCGAAGACAGCGACGACAACTCCGCCTGGTCGGCCGTCGACGACGCCTATCTGAACGGCACCGAGGTGCTCGGCAGCGCCGATTTCGCCGACGACGGCGAGACCCGCAAGATCGGCTACACCGGCATCAAGCGCTACGTCCGCGCCACGATCACGCCGGCCAACAATACCGGCAACATCTTCGTTGGTGGGGTCTGGATCCTCGGCCAGCCCTCTCGCCAGCCGACCGCCAACCCGCCGATGTAAGGCCTGCCGCTCAAATCCGGCGCGCGGCGGAGCTACTGCCGCGCGCCCATTACCCGAAATCGGAGGATGCGATGAAAGTCAGGATCGAAACCGACAAGGCCGCCGCGATGTTCTCGTGCGCCGTTGGCGACTATCGCGGGCTCGAGCACCGAGATGCGCTCGCCCTGATCGCGGCCGGCGACGTCTCCGAGGTCGAAGAGACTGCGGCCGGTGCCAAGCCGGGGCCGCGCAAAGCTTCCAAGCCGAAGCGCTAACCCTTTCGGAGCACCGACGATGAGCACCAACCAGTCCGGCGACCCGCTGCTGTCGGCCCTCGGCACCACGCTGACGCGCCCCGCCAACACCACGGCCTATGCGGCTGGCGACAGCATCTCCGACAACGGCACGGCCGGCAGCGTCGCTGCCCTGCCGATGACGATCAGCGCCGAGAACGATGCGCCGGTGACCCTCACCGAGATCGAGCTCGACACCAATGACACCGGCCTTGCCGCCGGCACTCAGATCGACGTGTTCATCTACAACTCCGATCCGACCCTCAACTCGGGCGTCGGTGGCGGCGACAACGCGGCATTCTCGAACAAGAAGGCCGGCTTCACGGCGCGCTTCCGCGGAACGTTCACTGCGTTCAGCGACGGCGGCAAGGCGCGCTGCCGACCGGTCGACGGCGACAACAACACCATGCCGGTGTCGGTGATCTTCCCCGAGTCCGGCGGCAAGCGGGTGTGGCTGCAGTACAAGGCGGTGACCGGTTTCACCCCCTCGGCCAATAGCACCACGATCATCCCGCGCGCCAAGGGGTTCCAGGGCCGTGCTTAACCTGGGCAATGCCTTGGGGGTTGCCACCCTATCTGAGGGTGTGGGGGTACCGGTCGGCACGTTCCCGATCGCGGCCTACGGCGACAGCCTCACAGCGGGCACCGGTGCGAGCCTGGCGCAGAAGAACTACCCGACCGCTGCCGCCTGCCGGCTGATGGTCACTCTCTGGCCGTATCGCCGCGGCATCGGCGGCCAGACCTCGACGCAGATCGCGGCGCGGCAGGGTGGGGTGCCGATCACCGTCACCGTGTCAGGCAACGAAATCCCGGCTTC